CGAGTCAGTTTCATTCAAGCAAAATTGCTTTGGCGTCACCCAAGAAGGTGAGACAGTTTTCATTGGCAATCGGATTGCCGCATTCCTCAGCCTAGACATCGGAGATCAGGTTCTGGCGCACGTCGTACCGAACTATGATAACCACTCAGCCAAAATTGATTATCGGGCTGTGCGCTGCGTTAAAATAAAAGACACACCATCAGGCTCTTTGCCCAGAAAAGATGATCGCGTGATCAATGCGACTGTTGTCCGCAAGCACACTTTCAGCGAGATTCAAGCCAACATCATTAACATCCTGATTGTTCAAGAAAATTACTTTACGTCGGGGGAGTGCGACGATGCTTACTATGAGGCCCACCCCAATCAAAAAGAACGGCTGCACCGCTCCGAGATTGGCAATGCTTTGACTAACGCTCATAAATACGGACTTGTCGCCAGAGCAGGAGTGATGGCTAGCTCAGTAAATGAGAAGGCTTCATTGGTTCTCTGGGCCAGCGAAATGAATAAATTTAAATAGTAAAAAAGCAGAGGTCTTTGTTTTTCAACAATTCTTTCTTCTTTACTTTTCGGCGCAGAAGAAGGATACTACGATTGTTAACTTAGAAAGGAATACAAAATGCAAATCGGTTGGACTGATCATGACAAAGACCTCTACATGTCCCTCAAAGGCTGTGTCAACAAAGGTGGATATTTCTCCTCAGTTGGTCAAATGAATTATATGGCTCGCGTTGTGGGCCACAACTCTTATGCCAAAGATGGTGAGAGCCACTGGGGTGACAGTGTTCCCTCTGCAGTTGGCCAGAGCATCGTGATCCTTGAAGCTCCGATTATCGTTGAGTTTGCAGGATCAACACCTTGGGCCCAAGGCACAACTGGTTGGGGTCGTCGCAGTCGTGACTTCTGCAGAGCATTTGTTGTTGATGCTGTTGGTGTGGTGGCTATGTACAAGATCCACCGCTCTTACGACGATTCAACTGGATCCTCTGGCCCTAACCCTAAGCGCACTGAGGTGATCTTCGAGCGAGACAACTCTCTAGCTACTGAGAAGCTTACTGAGTTTGCAGCTGTGAAAGATGCCAAGGTCAAAGCAATCGCAGAGGAAAAAGCTGCTTCTAATTTCATTGGCGCAGTTGGCGACCGCCTAGACTTTCAAGGCACAGCACGTCTCGTCTGGAGAGGTGAGAATCAGTGGGGGACAACATACATCTACCTCATCAAGACCCAAGACGGCAACACCATCAAGTACATGGGCAAGTGGCTTGGGCAAGGTGAGAGCTTTTCAATAAGATTCAAAGCCACAGTCAAGAAGCACGAAGAATACAATGGCGAGAAGCAGACCGTTGTCAACCGTCCAATGAAAATTCAAGTGGGAGAGGACGCATGATCCCCTGCCCAGATTGTGAACACACAGGCCACAAAGGCAAAGTTGAAAAGACTTTGTATCAGCTTTTCGGCGGGACGCTGGAGCCTGTTGGTGAGTGGGTTGATTGCGAGGATTGCAATGGCTCCGGAGAAGTCGAGTGCGACGAGGACAACTGCGATCCTCGCTGTGAATCTTACAAGTCTGGTCTGGCTAAAATGCTAGACAATCCTCTGGAGACTTTGGCCAAGTTGAACCTGCGAGGTGAAAACCATGTGGGCAACTGAAATAATCAAGAAAGGCTCCTATTACTACTCCAACATGAACGCTGCGGAGAAAGCTAAGTCTGGTAAAATTTTCGAAGTCGAATACAAAGACATGAAGTATTCCGAAGCCTACAACATGCACAATTATTACATGATGAAATATGCTGGCGAATACTCAACTTATTTTGTTTGGAAGGAACCACAATGATTGCGGAACTTTGCTTGTCGCTAGCTCTTTACCACGAGGCTCGTGGAGAGCCGCTCAACGGTCAAAGAGCTGTGGCTGAGGTCATAATGAATAGGGTTGAGTCTAATCGCTTCCCTGACACTATTTGTGGCGTCGTCATGCAGCCTAATCAATTCAGCTTCGTCAGCCCCAATGGTTGGGCTGGCATTCCAACAGACGGTGACTTGTGGGCTGATGCAGAAATGTTCGCTCAGGACGCCATATTCAATCACAAGACTGGTGAGAAGTATTGGGGTGGATATTATTACCATTACCATGCCACCAGTGTTTCACCTGTTTGGGCTGAAGAAATGTTCCCCGCAATGACAATCGGGACGCACATCTTTTATTCCGACAATTTAACCAAACCCAAGAAAGTGAGGCCAAAATTACGACCATGGAAATAGACAAAGCTCATGGCAGGTTCTGCCTAGCAAAAGTAAAGCTGGATGGTGATGTTATCCAGAAGTTGGCATCATTGCCAGGATTTAAGAAGTGGGTTGGCAGGGACTTGTTGTTTGCACCCACAGGAGCCAACATAAGCCACATCAACAAGCATTGGCCTAGGGCTGAGTGGTCGGAGGCTGCCACGCCCATCTTAGACGATTATATTGAAACAATGCATCAGGCTGAATTGACTCGCAAAGAAAAGTCTGCAGCCCCGAAAGATCTGGGTGACTTCCTTTTCAAGACCAAGCCATTCGATCACCAGCGCAAAGCATTTTATATGAGTCGGGACAAAGAGTCATTCGCGCTGCTTATGGAACAAGGCACAGGCAAGACAAAAGTCATCATAGACAATGCTGCGTATCTTTATGCCTCTGGAGAGATAACAGCTCTGGTGGTCATTGCTCCCAATGGGGTGCACCGCAACTGGTTGAACAAAGAGATTCCCGACCACATGCCGGATTGGTGCCATTACGACTCAACCTATTATTCCTCCGGAATGAAGGCTAGGGACAAGGCCAAGTTTGACGAGATATTGTCTGGGCAGGATCAGCTGAAGATATTCTCTTTCAATGTTGAGGCTTTTGTGAGCCAAACGGCTGTGGCATTGATGAACAAGATCCTCCTCAGCAACAAGGTTCTTTTGGTGGTTGATGAAAGCTCTCGGATCAAGCGTCCAGGAGCCAAGCGCACCAAGACAATTCACAAGTTTGCCAAGCAAGCCAAATACCGCAGGATCATGACAGGCACACCAGTGACTAAAGGTCCAGAGGACGTGTACAGTCAATTCAGATTCCTAGACCCTTATATCCTCGGATATGACAGCTTTTATTCTTTCAGGGCAAGGTACTGCGTCATGGGAGGCTACGAGAACAAGCAGATCGTTTCTTATCAATATATGGACGAGCTGACCAAGAGCATTGAAGGCCACTCATTCAGGGTTCTGAAGAAAGATTGCTTGGATCTGCCAGACAAGATATATCAACGTCACTTTGTTGATCTTTCGCCAAAGCAGCGCAAGTTGTATGATGCTCTTAAGAAAGACTTCGTGGTTGAGCTGGAAGGTGACGTAATAGACGCACAGGAGGCCATAACAAGGCTGCTACGGCTGCAACAGATAGTTTGTGGTTGGTTTCCCGCTGAAGAGAAAGCAAGGCCCATAGACGACAAGAATCCGAGGCTGGAGGCTCTGAGAGATCTTCTGGCCAACATTGATGCAAAGGTCATAATCTGGGCACGCTTCAGAGCAGACATTGCGCAGATAGAGCGGATGCTGGGTCACAAGGCTGTCAGTTACCATGGTGGCGTGTCTAACGACATGAGAGTGAAAGCTGTAGACAGCTTCCAGAATGACCCAAGCGTGCGTTACTTCATCGGGCAACCCCAGTCGGGCGGGATTGGCTTGACGCTAACAGCTGCATCTTACGCGATATATTATTCCAACAGTTTCGACTTGGAAACAAGACTGCAGTCGGAAGATAGGTGTCACCGCATAGGCACAACCCAGAACGTAACATACATCGACATCGAGAGTCCCAAGACCATTGACTCAAAGATCATCAAAGCTCTGCGTGACAAAAAGAACCTAGCAGACGTTGTGAATAAAGATCCGATGTCATTTTTCTTATCGGAGGAATAATAATGAGCGAGAGCAATTTTTGGACGTTGTTGCGGAATAACCTTCCGCTAAAGATGTATCGAGTTGAGAACAGAGTAATGCGAGGAATGCCTGATGTGCATTATATCCAGAAAGGCAAGTCTGGGTGGATAGAGCTGAAGTACATTGAAAAGTGGTCAAAGCGAGGAAGGTTCACTAGTGGCCTTAGACAAAGTCAGACTTTCTGGGCAAACCAGCACATCCGAGCAGGTGGCAAGAGTTGGTTCCTGTTTCGAGTTGGAAGAGACTTCACGATACTGGTTGATGGCGACCGAGGGAAAGAGCTTTTAGACAGACCTGCCAAAAAAGACTTTATGGCAATGGCAACTTGGCACAAGCAAGGAAATGTAACTTCTGATGACTGGATTGAATTGGCCAATGTGATCGCTTGTTAGAAGCCATCTTTTAAGCCATCAAGAATCTCACTCAGACTAGGCCTTTTGTCTTTCTTTTCATATACGCAACTGAATACCTTTGGGCATTCAGAGAAGCTCTTTGTTGGGTAATGGTATCCGAGGCCACCGAAACCTGCAGTGAATCTGTAAACGCACACTTTCTGGCCAGTCGTGTCTGTAAATCTTTTCCACAAATGACATGGGAC